TCAGCATCGCGGCAGATGTTGATGTAGGTTGCGCCATACACACCATCCAACTCAACAACGTGCTTAACTGTGAGAGTAAAAGCCTGACGCTCTCCCACTGTGCCGACAAACTCACACTTGCCATCTCTAGTAGCCCACTCAGCCTTTTGAGCCGCACGCTTGTCAATCATCTTGACCATAGCGTTACGCATATTGTCAGTTGGCTTACCAAACTGATCAACACCTCTTTTAACGGCTGATAAAAAACCTGTACCATTTGAATCTTCAAATTCAACAAAATCGATGATCTCTTGGGCGCGTTCATCAGACGCGATCCAGTTTTTACGCTTTGTATTAGCGGCATTAGCCAGCTTGCGCGACTCAATCGCTGGGTGGTAGTGATGCTCATATTCGTGTGTCGGGTCGTATGCCATGTTAAGTTCCTCTCTCTCTATACATTATATATAGTGACAGTTGTCACAGTTTACAATAGCCGAAGGCAATTATTCTTTAATCACTTGCAGCACAGGCTTGTAGATTTTCTTGCGGCGACCCCAGAAGTCTGAGATTTCCACTTTGCCTTGCTGGTCGAGGATCTTAGATCCTTTGACAAGCTGCACATGCGAGGTGGTGGTCACGATGTATGTGAAGTTGGGGTTGGCGATCTCTTTGACAAAACGCTGCAAGGTCACGCCATTGGTGTAACTGGTGTTCAGCTCTTTGAACTTGACGCCCAAAAACTTCAAAACCTTGACGCGCTCTGGGTGCGTTGTGCCTCCAGCCCAGCGTTTTTTGCTTTTGATGCGCGAGCATTTAGCCTTGAAGACTTCCATTGTTTCTTCAAGCAGCTTCTGAGCTACAACGGCCACAGCCTGAACCCCACAGTGGTTGCCGCGCTTGGCGTCTTTGGGAAGAGCAAACTGCTCTTCCTCATCCCAGTCTTTGAAGCACTCTGCTAAAATGTCGCCTAAAGGTTTAGTCATATCAATATCCTCTCTCTCTACATCTTAGATATAGTGACACTTGTCACACATTACAAGGGGCAGAACAAAAAAAGAATGGGCTTACGCCCACTCCCTTTGAATCTTCAATCCTTTGACCAGCATTTCTTCGGCATCTTTTTTATTGCCGTGCTTGAGCCTTTCAAGCGCCCATGCGACCCAAGATGCTGCGTGGGGCGACAGCAGCTCAGACTTCGGCTCTGGCGCTGTGCGAGGCTCTGAGGCGCTCTGCTGAATGCCCCCGACTTTGTTTTCGTTCAGCCAGTTCAGCAGATCCTGCTTCGATGTTGGCACTTCGACCTCGACCCACTCTCTTGGTGAATTGCGGCGAGCGTCTGCCTGTGTGCCAAACCATTCGCCTTTGTTGTTCATGTACAATCTCATATCAATTATCCTCCCACTCTATATGACATCATGTCTTGATATTTGGCGCGAGCGTCCAACCAGTTGAGGCAATCACGCTTTGTAGTAAATGTGTTTTCCCACTCGCCATCTGCATCAAAGATTCTCCAGTCATACTCTGGGTAATCTTGCAGCTTTTCAATTTTATAGCCGCGATACTCGTAGTGGCCGTTTTCGATTTTTTTAACTGTGTGTGTCATTCGATTTCCTCTCTCTCTATATTATATATATGGTGACACCTGTCACAGATTACAAGGGGCCGAAGCCCCTTTTTTTAAAAATTATAATCGTGAAATTTGTAAGGCGTCTTCGACAAAATGTGGCGACCATTGGCTGAATAGAAGTGGCCATTTTTGCGAAGGCGAGCGCGGATCACGGTGTACTCAGGGTTTGATTTGTAAACCCACTTCTGAGCGCCTTGGTTTGTGCAGTGACCAGCAAAGCCACCAGCAATGATCTCAGGTTTCCAGTTTTCGTCCAGCTCCGCATCCATCACGCGGATCTCAATTGTCTTTGGAGATACAACGCGCACGATCTCATATGGGTGTACGTCAGACCATCCACTGTGATTTGCGTGAGTGTATTCGATAGCTTCGACACCATATTCGTATTTGTTATTATACTCACCACAGCGGCTGACAGGCAGCTCTTCGATGAAATTTTCAGCAGCTTCTTGGCTGTCGAAGGTAGTCGTGACTGTTGAGCTGGCATGTAAGTAACCATTATAGCTGCTGAGTTTTTCGAAGTAGGCTTTATCAGCAGTGTGGCTGCGTGATCCATCGCGTGTGCTAACTGTGTCGATTACGGTGATTGCATATTTAGTAAACATGTAGTTTCCTTTCTCTCTCTCTACACCTTACATATATGACATCTGTCACAGATTACAATAGAGACAATGCATTTTTTTTAAATTAAATTTTAACGCCTTCGCGCTGTAGGGAAAGTCTATACTCTTTTAGCTCGTTTCTAGCTCGAAACAAATCTTGGCTAACATTGGGATGGTAGCGGGTTCTATTGGCCTCGCTCTGGCAGTTATCAACTTGCCTTTTTAAAAACTTTAAAAACTCACGTTGGTATGGATTTAAAGATTCATCGCCCATTGCTTTACCCTTTTCTAGTTTCTTGCCACCTTACATGCTCTGCTAATTCTGCAACCAAATGTTTGAATTGATCAGGATCGATCTTCGCAACCCTGACCCCTTCCTCATAAATATGCAGCCCATCATCATTAACTGTCCAGTGATATTTTAATTTCATTTTCTCCCCCAATTATCTTTTGCTTCCATAATCTGCTTCGAAGCATCCTTTGCACCGTTGCCAACGATCACATGATAGCCTTCGCTCTCAAGGTATTTAATCATCTCTCTTTGATCGGGGGAAAGCCTCCCACCACTTTCCCGCTTCATTTCCACCCAGACATCCCAAGCTGGGATAAACAAATCTGGAATGCCAGCCACAACGCCTTCAGCTTTAAACTTCTTGCCTGCCCCAATCGATCTTTTGCCACCGTTGGGAATGGCAAAGATCAAAACCTTTGGGAACTTTGTGCGAAACCAATTAACAAATCCAACTTGCTCATCATGCTCAGAAGGGTATTTCCTCGAAACTGAAATCAACGTGGATGACGTTTTCCTTCTTCTCACGTTTCTCATAATCAAACCTCACAATTCTTTCGTATTTGCCTTCAGGCTTTATCTGAATGCGGCTGGGCTTATTCCAGTCTTGGCATTCATCCATCGCCTCGCTTGTGGTCTTTGCTTTCGCACCAAGCTGGGATCTGCGCTGCATGTATTTTGTCGTGGCATAGCCACCGTGATCAGGACAAAGCCACTCAGAGACTTCTTTGAAAAATCCATAGTGATAGGTCACCCTCACGCTGTCGGCCTTCCCTGCCTTCTGCCAGCGCCTGTACGTCACGTTTTCCACATCAAACCATTCAGGCTGCTGCACCTGTGTTGAAATCATTGCGCCATCGTAACTCTTGCTCGCATGGTTTAACGTGGGTGGCGGGAACTCATGCCCACAATCAGGACAAATCAAACAGGCAATAGCCAAATGCATCTGACACTTAGGGCATGTCTTGATCGGCGCTTCGCCATCTCCATCGCCCCGGTTATCATGCTCTGGCTTCACCTTATCAATAAACCCATGACGCTCGACGTTCTGGCCGTAATCTAAAACCAGACAGTTTTCCTTGCCCTCAGAGATCCGCGTACCGCGACCAATGATTTGGACATACAAACCTGTCGATGCAGTAGCTCGAACCAACCCAATCAAATCCACATTCGGCGCATCAAAACCAGTGGTCAGCACGTTGACGTTCACCAAGCAGCGCAGGCTACCATTCTTAAATCTTTCGATCTTCGAAGCGCGATCCTTCTGGCTGTCTTCACCAGTCAAAACTTCGGCATTAATCATGTGATCGAAAAACGCATCCTCCAGCATATTTGCATGTTCAATGCCACTGGCAAAGATTAACCAGCTTTTACGGTCGGCTCCCAGCGCCACAATTTCTTCGACAGTATTTTTAACCAACACAGGATCAGACGCAGCAGTGGCCAAATCACTCTCGACAAACTCACCGCCTCGCTTCTTCACGTTGGTCAGATCGATCTGCTGCAAGCCACCCCTACTGATGACTGGGGCCAAGTAACCTTGATCCATAAGCATGGTCACTGGAATGTCATAAGCAATGCCATCAAAGATCGCACCTTCACCTCTGTGCAAGTATCCTGAACTCAGTCGATATGGCGTGGCTGTCAGCCCAACAATCTTCACGTCTGGATTGCACTGCTTCAAGTCATCGATAAATCGACCATAACGTGTGGTCGTTTTGGGTGGCAGCATGTGCGCCTCATCGATGATCACCAAGTCTGGAGCTGGAACCATTTCGTATGCACGTTTGTATATACTCTGGATGCTGCCAAACGTAATTGGCTTGGTCAGATCCTTTTCTTTTAAAGACGCGCTGTAGAAGCCAAAATCAGCCTCTGTGTACAGCTTCTTTAAACCTGACGCCCCTTGCTCCAGCAGCTCCTTAACGTGCGCCAAAACCAGCACTCTGGTGTTGGGAAAGCTCATGGCGTCTTGGACCATCTTGGCAATGATAGCCGTCTTGCCAGATCCAGTCGGCGCAACGATCAGTGGGTTCTCTCCCTTCTTCTGCGCCCAGTAATTGTACAGCCCATCAATGGCGTCTTTCTGATAATCACGAAGCTCAAACGTCATTAGATACTCCTTTTTCAGCAGCCTTTCGCGCAGCTATTGCATCATTCAAATTAGAAAATGTACCCAGATTTGTTTTCTTGCCATTGATATTCATAGATGCCCTCCATTTATTTTTATCTTTCAAGAAACTAACGCCCTTAGTTCCAGAAGTGTTTGCTTTGCCTACGCCAGTGTTTGCAGATTGTTCTTTGGCTGTAGCTTCGCGTAGGTTTTCAATCCTATTATCGCATCCATCTCTGTTGATATGATCGACTGAATTTGGCCAAACTGGATAATATCCATGATGTAAAAAAAACGCCACACGATGCGCTAACAACTTTTTTGAAACCCCAAGATAAGACGCGCTTCCAATTAAATAAAAGCATGTTGATCGGCCTGTTTTGACTTTACGGTTAAATGCCAATCTTCCACTGGTATCTTTATTGTATTTTGCAGCAGCTCCAGCCGCGCTTTTAAATGTGCTGCCTTCACCAGTGTCATAAAAATCTTCTGGCAAACGATCATTGGTGTAAATTAATCCTATTTTAGAATCATACCGAAATAATCTTCGCATCAATTTTAAATCTTCCCACCAATTATTTTGCATTGACAATCCTCCCCAGAAAATCATTGGCATCCTTAACTGCCTTGTTTTCGATCTGTTCAGTGACTTCACTTTCAACTTGCGAAATTAAATACTCGACTAATCCACTTTCAATCTCAGCATTAATAACTGGCCAGTGATTGGCCCGTTTCTTCTGAATAATGAAGTTGATCATAATAATGGCAATTTCTTTGTCGGTAATGTTACCCGGCATAACATCCAACATAATCGCAACCACTTCGCCTAATTCTTCGCGGTTCATGTCTGCATCCTCCCTTCAAATATTTCACGACTGTTTTTATTATTGCGGAGAATCTCACCAGTATCCAAGTCTTCATATTCAACCCAGTCATCACCAGCGTCAGTCATTTCAAAATCTTTCGGCATGATCTGGGGAATGTACAAATGATCATCACAAGTGACGGCAGGCTTGCCTAAAGCGCAGCTCCAAGTGCCATCCCTCTCTGGCGTCACATGGGCGCAAGTGCGGCAGCTCACCTCTGGAATCTTGCAGCCATGACAGACTGCCCAGTATGGACAAAACTTGCACTGCCAATTGCTAGGATCTTCATGCAATTTATCTGGAGGCAAATTCGAAAAGACAATTTTCTCAGCCTTATCGATCAGACCCTGCGCCTCTTTTTTATCCAGCTTGATCCGCTCGCCATACATTTCATCTGTGTTTTTATTCACAGCAAAAAAGTAACATCGATCAATCCCAGACAAGATCATACCAACTTGACACTGCGCCCAATAGATTGGTTTGGATTTCTCCACGCCCATGTTTTTAGTGACCTTGAAATTCTTATCGTTCATTGTTTTGAACTCAAGCGTGTGAGGCTTTCCGCTTTCAGCAAACCCTTCACCAACGCCATCCAAGCTCAATGCAAAATGTCCACCACAGCCTTCGAACCTGACTTGCTTGCCAGTATCAGGATCACGCTCCCAAACCTTAACGCCAACAGCTCGAAGGTTCGACACAATGCGATCTTCTTCACGATCACCAGTCTCAAACAAACGCAAAAGACGCCCCTCGAAAAGAGGCGTCCACGCATGTCGAAACTGATACCAAAGCGCACGGCTGCATTCATTGCCGATTTGACTGCCGCCAAGGTGAGGTCGATGCTCATTCTTGCGCTTGTCTTTGTAATGCTGGTAAATTGCTTCAATGGTTTTCGGGGTGGCGTAAGCAGTGAGATCCATTATTGGAAAACCCCCATCATGTTTAGCGCCACATTAATGGCAAAAACTATCACAACATATTCTAACATTCCGCTCTCCTTCTGTTCGTGTAATGGGGCGACACGCGCCCCATCCCAGAAACTGAACTCAGCGTTTCCACGGCGGTGTTGCAGCTCCACCACCATTCGCAGCCACAGGAGCTGCCGCCACAGAAGCAGAAGCGCCTCCATCAGCATCGTACCCCTTCACGTCATTAGAAGCATCGTAGCCGTTTTCTGCTGGACGCACGGCCACTTTCACCATCAACGGAATGTCGATCAAATCTGAACTGTTTTTAGGATCGACGTTAATGGCTTTGGCAATGCTCGCCAAAGAGCGCCGCGCAATATCAACCGCGACTGGGTTTTTGTTTTGAAGGTTCAGGCGATCAAATATTTTGCGCCCTTGATACTTGCCGTCGATCACTTCAATCGTCAGCATCAAGTAAGAACCATCCTGCTTTTTTGTCTCGCGCTCTTCAGTGTCAGCGATAACGCATCTGTACCAATCGGCAGGAAGTGGTTCAAAAGTTCCCATTGGCTCGACTTCGTGAATATTATAGTTTGAAAGATCCATCTTGATTTCTCCTAGTTGGATATGAATTGTTGAAAAGGATTACCGCCATCGAATGAAAACGGCAGTGGTTCAGTGATATTGAAGCGATTTTTGGTTACGCTTGATGCCTGTGGAAAGCACAGGATCTCACGCTCACCTGTAGAAATGGCGCGCTTCTTATCGCCATCGCCTCTGGTAAATGTCTTCAGTCGGATAAGCCCAACCATATCGACATTATCTGTGTAATGAGGCAGCGACTTTTTATGCAGCCTCACGGTGTATCTGGCAAACGGGTCCATGTCTGGCAGATCCATTGTTTCAGTATCGGCGTGGCCAATGAAGACCACATTCATGCCATTGTCATAAGCCAACGCACCAGCCCACTCGCGGATCTGGCGATGCTTTTCTGATGCCGTGCCGTAGCCTGCGCCATAGCCGCCACCAGCTTGATTAATCGACTTGGCTTTTGGATCAGCCGCAACAATTTCGCTTTCAACCATTGTGGCCAACTGCGTAATGCTGTCAATCACAACTGTCTTAAACTCATGTTTTTCTGTGGCTAAAGCCTCAATTGCATCCAAAACATCTTGGCTGCTTGTCGCCAATGGAAACAAGCTCACCTCTTCATTCCCCTGCAAGCTGGCCGTGCCATCTTCAGTCCGAATAAATACAGGCTTGGGAAACATTGCAGCCAGTGTGGTCTTGCCCATGCCGCCCTCGCCAAACAACGTGGCGATGATTGGTCGCTGGCCCGTAGGCTTCGACAGTGATTTCAAATTAATCGCCATTAATATCTCTCCCCAAAAACTTTGCGGAATATTTCATCCAACATTTTGTCCATTTCCTTTTCCATTTACTTCTCCTTTTTAAAATCTGGCCGTGCCTTTGGCCGT